GGAGTACAGTAGGATCATCCGTGTAATTATCAGGCGCAGCAATAACTGCATTGATTAGATTTACGGAATCCATTGCTGCACTGTAGTGCCGAGCAATATCTTCTGCCGTCATTTCAATTTCTGCTTCTTCAGACATTATGTTATTCCTTTTCTGCGGGGGTTGGGTTTTCAAGTGAGTTAGTTAACATACCAACAAACGAATCACGAGCAACTTGCAATTGATCTACGCTAAACCGCGCACTCATTAGTTTTTGGTCTAAATCAGCCACGTGTTTAAGCATAACAATTTCTTGCTCGCTAAGGTCTTCGACATTGTAAGACTTGTCGTTAACCGTGATAGTTTTATTTTCTTCTTCAGTCATTTAGTCTTTCCTTATGTGTTGCACTTACAAAGTTTAAGTGCTTTAATCTCAGCAGATAGTTCTTGAATTGCCTTAACTAAAACAGGAATTAATTTACCCTGAGTGGCTTCCAATCTATCTGGATTAGATTTTAACACAAGATCAAGTATTTCGTCAACGCCTGCGTCCTGCTGCGCTTCATCTAATTCTTGAGCAATAAAGCCCGCTTCCTTCTGCCCAACCTTAGCGCCATCACGCATGTTCCACGTAAACTCAACGGGGTTCAGCGAGTTAACAAAGTCCAGACCAACGGACAGGTCTTTGATGTCCTTCTTGTCTCTGCGATCTGACAGTGCTGTAATGGACGTAACTTGAGCGCGAATAGCTGTAATGCTTGTATTACCGAGTGTTATTTCGTTAGACACATCTGCTGCGGAGGCGGCTGCATCGTGTCCAATGATGGTGTTATTGCTACCAGTCGTTAGGACATCACCCGCCTGTACGCCGAGAATTGTATTGTCCACCCCAGTCGTCAGTTCGTAACCTGCTCTATAACCAACAACGACGTTGTAATTGCCACTACTGATATCGTTACCAGCTTGACGGCCAATAGCGATATTGTCCGTTCCAGTTAGAACACCTACGCCGATTGTTGAATAGCCGATAGCGAGATTATAATTGCCAGTTGTTGCGTTGCCGCCTGAATTATAACCGCCAAAGAAGTTGGCAATGCCGCTGGTTAAATCAAAACCCGCGATACGGCCAATAGCAATATTCTTGTCGCCGGTAAGGACACCGTTGCCATAAGCTTGTCTGCCAATAGCAATCGTGTCATCAGGAGTTGTTGCGTTATAACCTGCTCGATAGCCCATAAAATTATTATAGGTGCCGCTGGTCAAATCGTTACCAGCACCCTGACCAATAGCAGTATTGTCCGTACCAGTGACAATACCTGTTCCCATTGCTAAATAACCAATAGCAATAGAATAATCTGCCGTTGTTGCTTCATAACCTGCTCGATAGCCCATAAAATTATTATAGGTGCCACTGGTTAAATCCCTACCAGCACTTTGACCAATAGCCGTGTTGTCAGTGCCAGTAAGAACACCTAAACCAATAGCCTCTCTACCAATAGCAACGGTGTTACTGGCAGTAGTTGCGTTATAGGCAGCTTGATAGCCCATAAAATTATTATAGGTGCCGCTGGTTAAATCGTTGCCAGCGGTTGTGCCAATAGCCGTATTACTATCGCCAGTAAGAACACCTGTGCCAATAGCGTTTTTACCAATAGCGACAGTGTCATCGGCAGTAGTTGCGTTACCGCCTGCTGCGTAGCCACCAAAAAAGTTAAAGGTGCCGCTGGTTAAATCTTGACCTGCTGCGTAGCCAAGAGCCGTATTATAATTGCCAGTAAGAACACCTAAGCCAATAGCGTTTCTACCAATTGCGGTAGTTCCAATTGCTGTTGTGGTATTAGAAGCGGCCAGATACCCAATAGCTGTGTTACTGTCACCCGTAGTCAAATCTTGTAGGGCGTTGAGGCCCATAGCGGTATTAAAATTACCGCCAGCTTCGATGTTAGCAAAGGTGCCGCTACCAAAACCGACGTTTGAGGTGCCAGTAGGGTGCGTAGCTTGAATGTCTACAGTATCAGATGCAGTCAACGCACCATTTACATCTAAGGCACCACTGATGTCTGTAGTAGTAACATTAATATCTAGTGTACCAGTAGTAATTTCAATTTCTGTATCTGCATCAATATCTAGCTGACCGTCTGTGCTAGAGTTAATAAAAATAGCAGAATCACGAAACTGTACTTTCTTATCTGTAGCTACAAGAGTGTCTTCTCCAATGCCATCAATATATGCAGTACCATCAATATACAAATCTTTAAACTGTAAAGATGCTGTACCAACACTTAGTGTATTAGTAGTTTTAGGTTTAATCTCTGTAGCCGTAGCCACAAAATCTTGAACCGGACCCAATACAGTAACAGGACCACCTTCTGCGGCAGTGCCATCATGTGTATGACCTGACGTACCAAACGCACTTACAACGGCATCAAACTCACCGTCAAGATCAGAAGCGTTAATTACGTTGCCATCTGCAATGTTGTTAGAGCCGTCGTTTCTTGTATATCCTGTACCCATAATTTTACCTTCTTGCGTTTGTGCCGTACTCAAGCGTAACGGCGTCTAGTGAAAATGGCGGATCAATGCTGTCTGAAATAAACTGCAAAGAACCTGTGTAACCTGAACCAATTAGTTGGCTTTCAAATACATATTGTAATTTACCACCGTATGATCCTGTTCCGTATGCGCTAGTACCATAAAAAGAAACAGTGCTAGTAGTATTACTAAATGTAATAGGCGTAGGCTGAATAATATCCTTACCATCAAAGTCTAGTTTTAGTGATGTATCAAAATCTACGCTGCCCTGCGGGTCTGTATATAAAAACATTTTGTAGAAAGTTTTTCGCACACGCGGGTCAGAAACTGGCATATGAGGTGTGGAAAATGTAGCTAAGATATTAACACCATCAAAGCTATTACCACTTTCTAGTTGGTATAAATAGCCATCTTTATTTGCAAACACAGCCAGTTCTACGTTTTCGTTTAAGTAACTATCAGCAACATATGCTTGTATACCTCTAGTTTCAGCAAATGCAAAACCACCACCACCTTCTTCTGCTAACTGTGTTGTTAAAATACCTTTAGAATTGTTTTTTGAGACACTGACACCATAACCCATTATTCTATATTGAGACTTTGATCTTAAAACAACACTACAGAAATTAGTGCTTGAACTAACAAAGTTAGTGAACTCACTTTGGATTACTTTAGAAGCATTAGAAAAGTTAAAGTCTCCAATTCGTTCTGTAGCACTTAGTAGTCTAAGACCATCTGGTCCTAAGAACATAACGTCAGAACCAATTTCTTGAATAGAGTCGCCTTCAATACAACCGATATCTCTAGTTACAGGGTCTAGTTTAAAGTCTGCGATAGTTGATCCTGATATTCTAAAAATACTTTCGTTCGTAAAAATAAAAAGTGTTTCTCTAAATACTGAAAGGCCCGTAATGTCAGCGCCTACATTGATAGTTCCTGCACCATTAGCTGCACTAAAATCTGTATCAGTATACACTGCTGTAAAAGTTATAGCAGAACCTTTAGCAAAAAACAATGTATTTTTAAAATTAATTGTGTGGGTAGCTGCAACAACATCTGAAGGGGCAGCGTTTAAAGCGGTAAAAGTAGTACCATCAAAAATAGCTGGAACACTAGCCCCATCTACCAACATAATTTTATCTGCACCATTAAAATTATATCGTGTAAATCTTAACCTACTAGCTGACACACGAGAGGTAGATAAAAATGTAATTGCTGCATTGTTCGCTGGGCTACTAGCTAAAGCAGGATTAATACTAACTGTGGAGCCTCCGCTGCTTACCGTAGCATCTGCCGTTACAGTATAAACTAAATCAATACCGGCAACTTTAAATACATCACCCGCTTGTGGAGCAGCAGTTAAAGCGTCCATAGCTAAAGAGGTGCCTGTTTGACTAGCACCATTAACTANTACTGTACCATAACTGGGTACATTTATGTGCGTATAACCAGAGCCTGCCGTTTTAAACAGATCAAAGTTTCTTTGTACAATAACAGTATCATTAAATACAGCTACACCTGTAGTCATGTGGTCTGTTGTCGTTGTTGTAAAAGTAACTGCCACAGCATTAGCTGGACTACTAGCCAAAGAACCTGTTAGTGTTAGTGTAGCCCTACGATTAGTAGCATCATAACTAACACCACTTGCTGCAATAGTATATGTACCTGTGATACCAGCAACTGTAAGCGTGTCTCCTGCTTCGGGTGTTTTATGAATGTTACCTATAATTAATGTCGTACCACTTTGGCTGGCTCCGTGTACAACAGGTGCGCCGTATGGTGGGATAATATTACTATCGTATTTATCAAAGCCTACGATACGCCTGTATCCGCCTTCAATAGAGGGTTCAAAGTTCCGTAGCACTCTAGCGCTACCCGGAGCATTAATACCCTGCTGTAGAGGGCTTAAATTGGTTACAAGACCCCCTTTAAACTCAATAGGAAAAGTTTGCCACGCTTCCATTATAGGGCGTCCAAAGAAGAACCTACGTTAGAAGAGGATGTAGCAATACGTCCTCCTCCCTGATTGTTGCTAACCATAGAACTACGAAGATAATAAAATCTATTAATGAGAATACTACGCATATGTTTAACACCGTCTTCAAACTTTTGCATAGCTATAGTAGATGCTTGTGCATCACCCCTAAAAAGATATGCGTAGTGCATAGCGCCGTCTGTAATAATGTGCTTAAATCTTTCAGGAATAACTGGAACGTCAGTTGCATTTTCTAAATCAACAGGAACACGATAGTATTCATATATTACACTGTAGGCTTGATCTGGTGGAGGAATCATTCCGTATTCTAGTGAAGGAGCATTAAACACATAATTAGGTAGAGCATTGTTATCGGCAGTAGCTTTATACTCTTGAGAAACAGACTTATGTAAATATTCTTCATAGGCTACATTCTTTAGTTTTTTTGTATTGTTGCCTAATGTAGTATCTTCTTTAATTCTAAAACTGTCAAAGTTAATAATTTTAGCGTCATCTGGAAATGGGTATCTAGTAGTACCCGTTGTTAGTACGTCTTCTTGTTCTACGTGATTAAAAGGCCATTCAAATTCAGACTGATTAATATAACGAATAGAAGCATTGACTGCATCTTTCGCATGAGAATAAAAACCTGTAGCCGAGTCAAAGTTAGAAGAAGTAAGCTGAACTTCATTAAGCCGCCTATTAACTTCGTTTACTAGACCGAGAAAATTGTAAGCCATTATTTTTCTCTCACTGTTAATTTAATGGTACGTTCAGCCGTACTGCCTGTACTGTCTGTCATTCTACAAGAAAAAGTATATTCTCTATTAGTAACGCCACCACCAATATTAATGGTAGCAACAGTAGTTGTGTTAGTCTGAGACACATTCTGAATACTATCAGTAACCGCACTGCTAGATGCAGTCGTTAGTGTTTGTCCTGCACCCAAAAGTGTTTTACCAATCTCACTAGTTTTAACATACCATTCTACAGAGCTAATTGTGGCATCGCCTAAGAAACGTGACCAATCTGCATTGTAGTCTAGTGTTTCATCTGGGTCTTTTACAGGCCATTTAAAGGACATATAGTTACTCCGTTACGTACACTGTTCGTTCAAATGAAGTTGGTTGACGTTCAACATAAACGTAACGATCTTCTTTTGGTATATCTACTGTTCTATCGTTTGTTGTCGTCTGTCTTGATACAAATATAAGACGACTTTCAAAAGGGACATTTACTGTTCGTTCATATGTAGTAGACATTAAGCTGCTCTCGAAATATAAACGCAGCGCTTTCTACTATACTGTGCTTTTACTGCTTCAAAATTAAAAACTTCTGCTGTTTTAACTACAGTACCTAAACTTATTGTAGAACTAACACCCGCAAGCTTAAAGGTAGAACCTGTACTAAGCCCTACAGTATTTACTGCACCTGTTGCAGTAACACCCTCACATTTTTCTATTACTATAGAGGTAACAGTACCTAAACTTATTGTAGAACTAACACCGGCAAGCTCAAAGGTAGCATTTGCACTAAGCCCTACAGTATTTACTGCACCTGTTGCAGTAACACCTACAACCGTCTCACCAATATTTATTGTAACAGTATTTACTGATCCTGTACTAGATACTCCTGTACTAATACTTTCAGTAATATCAATTTCAAAACCGCCCGCTGCTACAGGTGCAACACTGCCTGTACCTACAACACCAGTAGGTATAACTTTAGAACTAACACTTAACTGAACAGTATTTACTGCACTGGTTGCAGCAACACTTGCTAGTGACACTGATAGATTTATTTCACCATATTTAGATAAACCAAATAAACCAGAACCATAACGAGCAGACTGTGCAATAATAGCCATATCAGCTACCTATTATGCAATACGAATAACAGCGTTTGATGCGTCTGCGGCAGGAAATTCAATTGTAAGATCACCAGCAGTAGCTGAAACAGTACCGCCAAAATCAATTACACAAATAGCTTTATTAGATTGGGAAGCATTATAAATAATACAACCTGTTGCAGCAACAGTTACATTAGAAAAAACTTCATTTGCAAAATCTACGATGGCTGTAGAACCGGATAAAGCAATAGAAGCAGAATCTAAAACTTGCCCGCCAGCACTGTAGTTAGTACCGGAAGCTTCATCACTAGCACCTGTAACATCTGAATAATTTGTCGTGCTTGCATTGTATGTACCCGAATGAGACACTTTAATTAAAGCAAGCTTAATACTGTTTGAGTCTAGGTCGTGCGTTCCTCCTAAAAGCTCTGTTTTAAAAGAGTTACACATTGCTGTGGTAATTGCCATAGTTTATTCCTTATATAACATAAGCAGGGACTGAGAGCGTTAACTCCCAGTCCCATACTCAGTTAGCTTACGCTAGAGTGTCACGATCAACTTCGTCCGCGCCAACGATACCGATGTCAGAAACATCCATAATCAATGCCCACACACGAATCTTACCCGTAGTCAGGGCCGTACCTGACTGCGTAATAAGCTTAACGTCAATGGTGTCGTCTGCAACACACACAAGAGGCTGGAACGCAGCAGCGTTCTGAGCATATGTGCCAGCAGCAGTACCACTGTCGCCGTCAAAACCGTCAACAAAGCAATCAACATCAACGCCTGTACCCAGATCAAAAGTCATAGTTCCTGCCGAAGAAGCAACTACAACCTCAACACCTGCGTTCATAATAACAGAACCAGCAGGAACTGAAATTACAGGGATGACATCGTTGGCAGCAAGTGCGCTACCTTTATCAGAAAGTGCTACAGCATAATCAAGTTCATGCTGTACCATATAGATGCCGCGACCACGAGCGTCGTTGCCACGAGCAGCTAGAAGAGTGTTATCGCCTAAAGCCATTTTTCATCACTCCTTATACTAAGCAAATTTTGGCATTAACAAGAGCTTCGGGACGAAGAATCTTGCGGCCATATAGGTGCATACCACGAACAACATCAGCAAAGCTATCTGGATCACGATAGGTTTCTGTTTTGTTAATTTGTTCGGCAGTAGCTACGGCTGAAGAGTGACCCCCAACAACAACACCAAAGTTAGAAGCATTAGTACCACCAGTTGTGGAGGAACCTGTACCAATCGAAGGTAGGTTGTTAGAGACATATACTTTAAAGCCGAGTAGGTTGTTTAGAACTAGACCGTTCTGAAGACCAGAACCGCCGAAGTCGCTGTTGAATAGTCTGGAATCTTCGTCCTGAAGAATTTCCTTAAAGACTGGATCAATAACGAGCCAACGACCGTTTGAATCAACATTCTGTTGGTCAAGCTTACGAGCCATACGGGAAATAACCTGAATAGCATAAGCATTACCAGAACCAACGACTGCACCATCATTACCAGCACGAGCCTTAATACCAATAGCACTTCCTGAAGAACCACCGAAGTCGTCGGCTTCAATCTTCATGCTAGAAAGTAGTTCGTCTGTGCCAGCAGTTGCAACAGCAACTTCACCGTTAACAGTGGTGTTAACAGCACTAGCAACACTGTGCAGTGCAGACTGCTTAAAGCCACAAAGATAACCAAGAACGTCTTGGTCATACTGATCCGATAGGCGGAAAGCCGCACGATCAGAAGCTAGTGACTGGAAGTTGACATGAGAATGTGCTTCTTCAATGTCGTCAACCTTAAAAGCAAAGTAGTTAGACTTATCAACCGTGAGGCTGAAGTCTTCATCGTCTAGGTCTTGAGGTGTAATAACGGTGCCACGAGTGTACGCTTTAACGGAGATTTCAGGCTCCTTAATAATGCGAACGGTGTCACCCATATTAGCAATTTCACCAAAATAATCAGAGTTGGTGATCTCTTCACATACAGATGACTTACGGAACGCAAGCTGCACCTGCTTAGAATAAATTACAGGACTAAATGCACCATTAGGTAGGTTGCCGTGTCCTGCTGCTGCTGAAAATGCCATAACATTAACTCCTTTAAACAGCTATCAGATGCTAACTCCAAACTTCCTGTAGAGGCTAATTAAAATAGGTGCGCTTAAAAATACATTTGGCCTAACGTATTATTAACGGGCTACTCGCTTTAGGTAAGTCTATAGATAAAATTGTAGTTGCTAAGGTGTATAAACTACACCAAAATAGTGGGTAGGCTAATGCGGCCACTTATTTTGATATAGTTATATACGGTTATTTTATAATGTCAACTAGTATTAACGTGCTGAACCAGAAAGATCATATACAAACTTTCCTGAACGGATAGCTTCCATAATAGTATCTTGATTCTTTTCGTACTGTGTAGCTGACATCTTCTGAACGTCTGATTCTTTAATGACGCCGGAAGTATCTTCGGCTGTAGGCCGATTACGTGTGGCACGGGTATCTACCATTTCAGCAGCATCACTAGAACGCTTGCTTTTCTTTTTGGTATTAATACCTTTGTCTGCCTTATATAAGTCAATGGCTCTGGCTGCTGATTTAGCATCATCGTCATTGTCGTACAGAGCTTGCTGAATCCAACGCGGTTGTTCTTCTGCCCACGTGTGGAAGTCATCGTCCTGTCTAATCTCATCGAAGTCTGGGTGTAACTGTAGTAAAATAGTTTCTGCCTTTTGACGCTCTGCGTCTTCTTGCATCTTATTAATTTTAGTTACACGCTCTTCTAATTCTGTAGATTGTTCTCTTGCTTTCTTAATTGCAATCGTTTCTACGATGCCTGCTACGTCTGGATACTTAGACATCCACACATCAATCTCATCGTCTGATTTAGGTAGCTTCATCTCCTTTTTAGTGGCAGACGTAAGCTGTTCCTTTAATTCACTAATTTGAGACTGTAGGTCTTCCTGNTGTTTCTGTGTGTGTCTACGTAAGTCACCATATCTCTTTTTAAATGAACGCTCTTCAGCGGTAGTGGGTTCTGCTTCTTGTTCTTCTTCTTCTTCGGACACTTCACCCTTTTGTACGCGAAGCATTTCTTCTAGTTCTTCTTCGTCTTTCTTAATGCGTTCCGAATTGGAATACGGACGACTAATAAAGGCTTTCTTTTCTTCTACCTGTACGGTATCTACTTCAGACATTATATTTCTTTCTCTGGGGCCACCGTAGCCTACTGTGTAGGGGGATGAGTAGCCAGCAAATTAGTCTGTTTAAGTGTGACTATCACTATCGGGAACCTAAGCCCCCTCTTTTCTTTCTCTTTCTTCCACCTCTTTTTTTGTTTCGTGGTTTACGCTTAATTAATCCTCCTTTAGCTATACCTTCTGGACCACCATCTTCTCCCTCTCCTTCTCCATCTGGACCGCCAGTATCGTCTCCATCAGCATCATTATCCGTTCCGCCTACAGCACCCCCATCTGCTTCTGGGCCGTCATCTTGATCTGGACCACCACCATGTTCTTGATCGCCAAAGCTAGGACTTTGGTTTTGACTTGGAGCCGGACCTTCATTTACGCCGCCCGGACCACCGGCAAGACCTTCTGATCCAGTAGGATCAACATCCACTGCTCCAACTTGACCCGCTTCATTTGCTCTATCAGCAATCGGATCAACTACAGCTTGTATAGCTGTTGGATTTATCTCCTGAGTAATTTGGTCTAATGTAACTTCCCAGCCAAATTCGTCGTTCCATCCATATGTTGCACCAAACTTTCCTGCTACAGAATATCCGGGTACTCCCGAAGAAGTTACACCAACAACATCAACAGCAGGGTCTACTGTAGGGTCGTAACCTGTAGTATTACTTATAGAGTTAAATGCAGCAAGGGTGTTTATGTCTTGCATTTGTGTGGGGCTTAAAGCTGCAAAATCAGCCTTCAGAGAGGCCGCTGCATTTTTTGCTCTGGCGGCGTCCATAGTAGCTACACTGTTTACTACATCAAAACCTTTACTTATAGTAGGACTAAGCGCAGATGCTCCCCTCATAAGCCCACTAACAATGCCTGTCGATGGCGTAAGTGCTTGACCAATAGCGAAATCTGCAAAACCTAAGACACCACGACCTATAGTGCTGTCTAACATCTGGCCCATTCCTGAAAGAGAGTTTAAACTAGCTGTACTAGGATTACTCATTAGTTCACTTACTGATCCTATACCGGGTGTAGCACTAGAAAGATCAGATTTTCCTCCTGCATCTGGTAGGTCACTTTGACCGGACTTTGGGGAAGCTCCTTGAGCTTGTTGTCGTAACTTATCTCCATAAAATGTATCTAATATGTTAGTAGCTAGACTAGCCTGTTCTGGTTTTTT